GCTGAAATCTTTCAGCGTCAGTGGGCCGAATCGGAAGAGCTAGGTATCCTGCCCCTGATGCTAACGCAGATGGATGCGCTACGTGCCACTACGGAGATGAATCGTAATGGCATGCGTGTAGATTGGGTGTACGTAACCTCGCAGCGCCTTGCCTATCAAAAGATTCTAGACGAGGCACGAGCAGAAGCTGAGGCACTTGCTCCCGGTGTTGACACTGCTAGCCCTAAACAATTGTCTCTTTACTTCTTTGGTGGTGAAGAGAAATACAAGGAGAAAGAACAAGATGGCTTTTATAAGAATGGTAAACCACGTTTTAAAACTGTGGAGAAGGTTCGTAAGGTTGAAGGTAAATACCCTCCGACGGGGGAGCTAGGCAAGAGCGGCTACTACAGCACTGACGACAGTGTTCTCAAGGAACTTGCTTTCAATCGTGCTGATAGTCTAGCAGATACGCTACTAGTAATTCGTGAGGCTAGCAAGATCAAGGAAACCTACTACGACGGACTGTATGATCTGCGTTTCCCAGACAACTACATCTACCCCAATCTAAACCACTGTGCAACGAAGACGGGTAGGCTATCTGCCACCAACCCTAACCTGCAGAATCAGACGGATGCAGGAGATGTTAAGCGTTCGTATGTGAGTAGGTATGGTAGTGCAGGGTCAATTCTAGAGCTAGACTATTCGCAGCTAGAGATGGTTGCACTAGCCTACCTAGCAGACGACAAGCAACTCATCGACGATATTAATAACGGCAGGGACATGCATCGTGAGTTGTACAAGGAGATGTACGGCATCTACCCTACTGACAAGGAGCGCAAGCCATTCAAGCGTTTTAGCTTCCTGTTGGTGTATGGTGGCGGTGCAGCTACCCTCATGGCACAGAGCGGTTGCGACAAGGCAACAGCTAAGAAGTTCATCAACACGTTCTACACACGCTACAAAGGAGTGAAGGAATACCATGAGCGCATCGTAAAAGAAGCTGAGAAGAATGCAGTGGTTAGCTACTCACCAGACAAGTCCGGCCCTGACTATTACTACTACCTCAATAGTCCTACAGGGCGGCACTACATGTTCAAGAAGTACCCTAACGAGTACAAGGGTGGACTAACCTTCAGCCCAACTGAGCTAAAGAACTGGCCCATTCAGGGATTCGCTACTGGTGACGTAGTGCCTATGATGGTAGGCATTCTCCTTAACAACCTTGAGAAGGAGGGGTTTACTGAGAATGCAAAACTAGTAATGACTGTGCATGACAGCGTGGTACTTGACGTACCTAACGATATGTTGTACACTGTTGCTTCTGTAGCAAAACGGACTTTAGAAAGTGCTCCAGCATACTTAAAGTCTATTTTCGACATTGACTTTCCTTGCAAGCTAGGTGTCGGTGTTGAAGCAGGAATTAATTGGCAAGACAAAGAGGAACTAACACTATGACGACTGACGAGCTTGAAGAAGTAACTGAAGCGTTTTGTTGTGGTGACGTTATCATGCTGAAAGGTGGGTATGAAAATCAGTTTGGATTAAACAGGTGCTTTGAGTTAAACGGAAAGCTGTATGAAGTAACAGCTACAAAAGTACTAGAGTACAATGGCGAAAAGTATGTGCCAATATGTGCTTACGAAGAGTTAGAAATTAAGGAGATTACACTATGACCTACATCGTTGAAAACATCACCCAGAAAGAAGTTAACACTAAGTTTGGCCCTAAGCCAGCATTCAGCATCACTGCTAATGGTGAGCGTTACAGCTACGGCTTCAAGAAACCAACCTTCAAGATTGGTGACACCATTGACTTCCAGTTTACTGAGAACACCTACGGCAAGAACGTCGATCTAACAAGCGTTCGACTGCTGTCTAAGGGGGAGGGTGCACCCGCTCCTTCTACGCCTCCTGTAGGGGCTTCTAAGCCTTCCTACGGGGCACCCGCTAAGGTGTTCCCCATCCCTCCGCTGCATGGTGATCGTGCCATTGTTCGGCAGAACTCCATTACCAATGCTGTAAAACTGGTCAGTGACACCCTAACTGACATGATGAGCCTTGACGAACGAGCAGAGAAAGCAATTCAAATTGCACGTATGTTTGAAGCTTACTCCTGCGGTGATCTAGACCTAGCTGCTGCTGAGAAAATGTCTGCTGATGAAAACAATTGATACACTAGTTACTGACGTTTACTCACTAATTTCAGGTGGCATTGCCCCTGCTACTAGTAACAACAACGTTAGTGTGAGCTATGACAAGTGGTTTAACCAACGTCCCTCTGAACGAGAGAAGAACATTCTTTACTTCAGCGAAGTTGGTGATCCTTGCCCACGACGACTCTGGTACAAGTACAACACTCCTGAGAGTGCTGAGAAGCATGACGGCAATACGCTGCTCAAGTTCTTCTATGGCGACATTCTGGAAGAGCTAGTACTCAACGTAGCAGAGGATGCTGGTCACAGCGTTACTAATAAGCAAGAGCGTGTTCTGTACGAAGTTGGTAATGGTTGGTATGTTCGTGGACGTATTGACGCAATCATTGATGGTGTTGTCGTAGACGTTAAAAGCACCACCAAGTTTGGCGAAGAGAAGTTCAAGAACAACCTACAGGATGATCCATTCGGCTACTACCAACAACTAAACGGATATGCTACTGCTCTTAAGTATGATACTGCTGGCTTTGTTACTATCCAGAAGGAACTAGGCCACATCAACTATTACCCTATTGAAGTAAACAAAGCACTGTTTAAGCTACAAGCTGACCATGCTGTAGAAGCTGTGTCTCTTGACAAGCCTGATACAATCAAGCGACTTGACCCTATTCCTGCTAGCAAAACTAGCAAGAACAAGAAGCTGTGTGCTGCATGCAGCTATTGCCCGTACAAGAAACAATGCTGGCCTGAGATGCGTACATTCCTGTATGCTAGCGGCCCAGAGTTTCTAGTAGAGGTTGTAGATGTTCCACGAGTAATGGAGATTACAAATGTTAGTTGATTTAAAATTTGCTGACGAAGCAGTTGCACAAGAACTGCGTGAGATGGTAAATATTCTGGAGAATGGTAGTCGCATTCCAATGTGGTTCACTGATGATCCAGAGAAAGACCAAGCTGCTGTTAATCACCTGATCCACTGCATAAAAGTTGTGTCAGATTTTTACAGCACTAACAATCAGCCTAAGTTTTTTGACTACAGCAGTGCAGACTAATGAAAGTTCTTAAAGAAGCGTTTATAATTGAGGATACTGGTGGCATGTATATGTGTGCACAAAACACGCAGACACCAAAACTATATGCTTCAAAAGCAAGTGCTCAATCTGCTGTTGACTACTACATTGGTAAAGATAGTTTGTGCAACGTGCACGTAGGGTATAAAATTAAACAAGTTTTTCTTGTACTAGGAGATGATGATGGCAATTAAACAATTTGAATTTTCTTACACTAGCTCAGACGAGGTTGATCAGTGCAGCTTTGACGACGTAGAGTTCCCTCACTACAAGCGTGTAGATCATCGTGTGCACTTCTCAGAAGACACTCGTTGGGTAAACGTTCTCAGTGAGTTCGCTCGGTTCCTAGATTCCACTGGTTATGTCGGAGTAGCTGATGCTGTTGATAAAATGATTGCTCAGAAAGACGCTCAACTGTATAACTTTTTAGTGAAAGAAGACGATGAAGATACTAGTAATCCCGGATTGTCAGATTAAAGAGGGCGTACCTACTGACCATCTTACTTGGGCAGGTAAAGCTATTGTTGATTATCGTCCTGATGTTGTGGTTAACATCGGTGATTTCGCTGATATGCCTAGCCTGTCTACTCACGATATTAAAGGAAGCAAATACTTTGAAGGACTGCGCTACAAGAAAGACGTAGAAGTAGCTAAAGAAGCAATGCAAAAGCTTCTCAGTCCTCTGCGTGAGTTCCAACAACGACAGAAGCGTAACAAGGAAAAGCTGTATAAGCCCCGCATGGTTATGCTGCTAGGCAACCACGAGAACCGCATTGACAGAGCAATTAACAACAACCCTACGTTAGAAGGGTTAATCTCTACAAAGGACTTAGGATATGAACGAGATTGGGAAGTACATGCATTCCTTCACCCTGTTTTTATCAATGGTGTTGGTTTCAACCATTATTGGCCTGTTGGAGCTATGGGCAGGCCCGCTGGTACTGCTGCCGCTATTATTAGTAAGCTCCATATGTCTTGCATTGCTGGCCATCAGCAAGGAAAGCAAGTAGCCTACGGCAAAAGGGCAGATGGTCAACCTATCTGCTCCATCATTGCAGGGAGCTACTATCTGCACGATGAAAGCTACATGGATCAGCTATCCAATAAACATTGGCGCGGTCTAGTAGTTCTCAATGAAGTTAACGATGGGCACTTTGATGAGATGTTCCTTTCAATTGAGTACCTAGAACGGCGATACAATGAACTACAACGATAAATTACGTCTGGTAAAAGAGTTTGTTGAAGAAAACTTTGACGATCCTGTGGAGCTAGTGATAGCTTTGCGATTGTCAGTTGAAGACATTATTACTTTACTACCAGATGTTCTAGTTGCTAACTATCACCACTTTTTTGAAGAAGATGACAACCTTGAAGAATACCAGACTAAAACTCAGCCGCTCGACTTTGGAACAGGAGAGGGTTGGGAAGAGTCGGAAGAAAGAGATTATTAATAGCGAGATGGAGCGTGATTGGGAAACGGAGCTAAAAGAATATGAGCTTAGTCAACTTAGTGTGGACGACACCGAACGGGGAATCTCTGATAGCTTACATGGCACGGGTTTCAAATCCTAGCGGTCAGAAGAAGGAAGATACCAACAATAAGCTTCTCAAATATCTGGTGCGTAACAAACACTGGAGTCCTTTTGAGATGGTTAACGTGTGTATGGAAATTACGACAACGCGAGACATTGCTAGGCAAATACTGCGTCATCGTAGCTTCAGCTTCCAAGAGTTTAGTCAGCGTTACGCAAAAGCCTCTGATTTTGAAATGAATGAGGTGCGTAAGCAAGACTTTGTTAATAGACAAAACAGCATTGATATTAATATCTCAGACGATGAAGACCGCCGCCTAGCCTATTGGTGGCAGGGTGTCCAAAGTAAACTTTTAAATGAAGTAGAATTTATTTATGAAAGTGCGTTAGATAAAGGTATTGCCAAGGAGGTTGCTCGTAAAATACTTCCTGAAGGAATGACTGTGTCTAAGATGTACATGAATGGTACGCTGCGTAGCTGGATTCATTACGTTGACCTACGTACTGATGCGGCAACTCAGAAAGAGCACCGACAAGTGGCTTTACAATGTAAAGATATTCTGGTACAATACTACCCATTCTTGGAGGAACTATGGACAAAGTAAAGCCTAGAGTTCAGTTTGTTGGTGAACCTACTTTTGATACAACAATGTTTCCCGGATACGAAGTGGCACATGTACGCACACTAAACCATTACGTATGGGGACGAGACATGGTACGCACTAGTGAAATTGTTAAGAAGTTTGCAGATGGCAGCTTTGAGACAGTCAACACATTGTACGTACCTTACGAGGAGTAATTATGGCAGCGTGGTTAATTGCACTGATTGGTGTAGTATATTTAGTAGTAGCAATTAATCTGCTGCTTACTAGTAAGATTGGTCTAGGCATTGCTTTCGTAGGCTATGCACTAGGCAACGTAGGCTTGTACATGGAGGCGCTTAAATGATTAGTGAAGTAGATATTAACGACATGAAGGCACTGTATGACTTGGATCGTGGAACGCATTTCAAACTTGCAAATGATGTGGTACAAGTTCCTCCCGCTAGTTCAGAGTTTAAGTACACAGACGTTTATAAATTTCTTGGCATTGACGGAATGTATAGCCGTTGTATGGACAAGAGTGGCAATGTCCACCACTTTGCTGCTTGGACTAAAGTGATCCCGTGGGTGGAGTGAGGAACGACGGGGAGTGGACAGAGGGGCGCTACCGCAGCTTCATTACTAGTACGCTGAGAGGTGGTATGAGGCGGTGGCCTCCTAAATGGAAAGCACTAAAGAAAGCAGAGTTAGGTAGGAAGACAAACAAGAAGACGGGTAAACTTGCAATGCACTATATGTGCAGCATGTGTCAAGAAGAACATGTATCGAAAGATGTGCAAGTAGACCACATACAACCAGTAGTTGACCCCGCTACTGGTTTTGTTTCTTGGGACTTGTACATTGATCGACTATTCTGTGAGCAGGATAATCTGCAAGTGTTATGTACCAAGTGCCACAAAGCTAAGACAAAGGAAGAAAATGAATCTACGAGAGTATCAAGAACTAGCAGCAAGATTCGCACTGCCCTCAGCACAGAACCGCGAGTACCTAAGCCTCGGGCTAGCAGGGGAAGCGGGGGAAGTAGCAAGCCTAGTAGCAAAAGCAGTAAGGGACAGCGAGGGAGTAGTAAACCGAGAGTCGTTAAAAAAAGAGCTAGGTGATGTGCTGTGGTTTGTTGCTGTGTTAGCTAACCACTACAGTATAGACATGCTAGACATTGCTGTTGGTAATATTAATAAACTACGTAGCCGTCAATCTCGCGGCACCATTGGAGGTAGTGGAGATGACCGATAACACACAATCCGAAGAGTTCTGGGTACATCACGTTGTCAAAGATTTTGACTACATCGTTAGCAGCGGAAAGTACCGAGGAATGTTTTACGAGATGTTGTCTCAGGAAACAAAAGACATACTGTTTGCCATTGCAACATCTGAAATTTATAAAGGTACTGCAAATGGTAATGGCTATTAGACTTATGGCAGGACTAGCGTTAGGGTTTGATGTGAACCCTGCACCGGGTGTTTACGTATCTATTTACTTAGGCATCATTGAACTTGCATTTTATAATCCAGAGGAACTAGAAGAATGACACTTGGAACATACGAAACATTCATTGCAAAGAGTCGCTACTCTCGCTTTCTAGACGACAAGCATCGTCGAGAACATTGGCCTGAGACTGTAGACCGCTACATGAACTTCATGCAGAAACAACTGCAGAAGAAGCACAGCTACACCATGCCCCCATCTCTACGGGATGAGCTACACTCTGCCATTCTAAACTGTGAAGTCATGCCTTCTATGAGGGCTATGATGACTGCAGGAGAGGCTCTAGACCGCGACAACACTGCAGGTTACAACTGCAGCTATCTGCCTGTAGACGATGTTAAATCCTTTGATGAAGCTATGTACATCCTGCTGTGTGGCACTGGTGTTGGCTTCTCTGTAGAGAGCAAGTATGTTAACAAACTACCTGAAGTACCTAGTAAGATGTTTAATAGCGACACTACTATCGTGGTGTCTGATAGTAAAGCAGGTTGGGCCAAAGCACTGCGCCAACTCGTCGCCCTACTGTATTCCGGGGAAATTCCAAAATGGGATACCTCTAAAGTCCGTGCGGCAGGGGCACGCCTTAAGACATTTGGTGGTCGAGCTAGCGGCCCTCAACCCCTCATTTCGCTCTTTGAATTTGTTACTAATAAGTTTAAAGGTGCGGCGGGACGTAAACTTACCAGCTTGGAATGCCATGACATTATGTGCAAGATTGGCGAAGTCGTGGTTGTTGGTGGGGTACGTCGGTCAGCGATGATTAG